TTTATCCTGCAACTATCAATTTACCAAATGAGGTTGATGCCAATTACTTTAGGTATCCTAAAGACCCTAAATGGACATACATTACTTTGGCTAATGGTGAGCCTATATTTAATCAATCTCAACTTGACTACCAAGACTTTGAGGTCCCTCTTGAGGACGAGATAAAACTTGTTTCAAAGATTCTTCAATACGCTGGTATGTCTATTCGTGAGATTGAAGCGGTGCAGTTTGGTGGTAATGAAGAACAAAAACAATCACAATAATCATGGCATACATCAGTCAATATCAGTATTACGAAAATGGTGGCGTTGCTCCTGAGGATGCCAATTGGGGGTCTTATCAGTATGTGAGCCTTCAAGATGTTGTTAACAATTTCCTGTTAATGTATTCAGGCAATCACTCTTTGGTTAATAATGAAGAGCGATATAAAATTTTGTTTCATGCCAAAAGAGCAATACAAGAGCTAAACTACGATGCGTTTAAGGAAATAAAAGTTTTGGAGCTTACTGTTCCCGAGACTTTAAAATTTATTTTCCCATCAGACTATGTCAATTGGGTAAGGATATCTCTCTACAAGGATGGATGGCTAAGACCATTGTCTGAGAACATTCAGACACTATCTTCCAAGGCATACCTTCAGGACAATCAATACAAGATTCTGTTTGACCAAGAGGGCAATGCATTGTCTCCTGAGTATTCAAGTATCGACTTTGATAACATCACCAAAATCAAAAAGAGTATTTACCTAAATAAGGACAATCAGTTTGATGGCAGTGAAGGATGGAACTACGATGGGATGTGGTATTTCGAAGGGAAAATTGGTGCTGCTTATGGTTTAAATACAGAGACAGCAAACTTTAACCCTACCTTTAACATTGACCGCAAGGCTGGTGTAATTAATTTTGATTCACCAATGGCTGGGCAGCAGTGCATTCTAGAGTATGTGTCTGATGGTATGGAGCAAGGCGATAACTCAAAGATTACTGTCAATAAATTATTTGAAAGATACATTTATGCGTACATTCAGCATGAAATATTGAGCAGTAAACTGGGGGTGCAAGAGTACATTGTTGCTCGTTCTCGTAAGGAGAAATCAGCCTTACTGAGAAACGCTAAGATTAGAATCAGTAATATTCATCCGGGTAGACTCTTAATGAACTTGAGAGGCATGGACAAGCAAATAAAATAACATGGCGAATATTACACGCAATTTTATAGCAGGCAGGATGAACAAGTCGGTTGATGAGCGACTGCTTCCTGACGGTGAATACATTGACGCTATGAACGTACGGATGGGTTCAACTGAACAGTCCGAAATAGGCGTTATTGAAAACACAAAAGGAAACCTGCCTCTAACATCTTTAGCATATACTAATGGAACGCTTCTTAGCAACTCTGCTAAATGCATAGGGGCTATTGAGAACAGCGCTACAGAGACTATTTATTGGTTTGTGCACGACCCTGCGTTCCCTGTTGGGGCCACAGGTAAACTGGATATGATTGTTTCATTTAACGTGAACACGAATATCCTGACCTACCATGTAATCTCTATTAACGATGGCGGTGGTATCAATACCACGTTGAACTTTAATCCGAGCTACCTCATTACAGGGGTAGATATTTTGGACAACAAGCTCTTGTTTTTTACTGATGACTACAATGCTCCAAGAGTAATCAACGTCACTAATAACTACCCTAATCCTGTATCAAACATTGACGCAGTAAGCGCTGAGTCTTTGTTGGTAATTAAGAAGCCACCAGTGGCAGCACCGCAAGTACAGCCAACTGTAAACAATGGACAAGAGAACTTTTTAGAGACTCGCTTTATTTGCTTTGCTTACAGATACAAATATGCTGATGGTGAATACAGCGCTACCTCTCAATGGTCTGCTCCTGCGTTCGCTCCAAAGGCATTTAACTTTAGCATTGACAGCTTCCTCAACGAGGGGATGACTAACTTCTTTAACTCAGCAGTCATTACTTATAACACAGGTGGACCGCTTGTGGTTGGCATTGACCTTTTGTTTAAAAGAGCAGATGGCAATATTATTAGAGTAATTGAGAAGCTTGACAAACAAGTATTGGGACTGACCGATAATTCTGAACGAGAGTACACATTTACAAACAATAAAATATTTACCATTCTTTCTGAGTCAGAACTATTGAGGTTGTATGACAACGTGCCTCGTTTCGCAAAGGCTCAGACCATCATGGGCAACCGCTTGATGTATGGCAACTATGTGGAGGGGTATGACTTGATTGACGTGCTAGGTCAGCCCGTACAGTTTCAGTATCAAACATCATTAGTGTCATCTGATATTGGTGTGACAAGTACTGACACAAACCTTGAATCAGGTAACTACAATATTGATGGGGCATTAACAGTTGTTGACTCAATTGTAAACATTGATTTAGATGGTAAGGACTTGGTTGAAGGCTCTGCAATTAATTTGAGCTTGACACTAACTCACAGTCAATGGACAGGAGACACTCCTTTCCCTACTCAGACCTCTGAGAATATTAGATTAAACTTTGCATTCTTTTTATCAAAGAGCTATAACTCGGTATATGAGCTAGCTACTAGTGTTGAGTTTCAGGATGCCATTGGTCAGACAGGAGATATTGAGCCTGTAGAAGATGCTTGTAATGGCATCACTTTTACAGACCAATTTAATTGTGCTTTGCCTAATAACTTAGGCACGCTAGAGAAAATTTCTAGTGGGATTAGTGGCTTGAATCAAGCAATTGCTATTCTGACCTCACCATCTAGCAATGAGATTGGTCTTCAGATTCCAGCAATGAAATATGTTGACGACCCTGTTACTCCTACGCAAGAGGCTTATGAGTACTACAGAATATCATTTTCAGAAGCCACATTTCAAGAGATAACAAATACGCAGAGTCTTCACAGCAATAGGGACTACGAGATTGGTATTGTCTATATGGATGATTTTAACAGGGCTACAACAGCTCAAGTTAGTCCGTACAATACTGAGCATATCCCATGCGGTTTGTCCTCTAAGAAGAACTCTATTTACGTCACAATACCTTTTACGCAGCGTCCTCCTGTTTGGGCTACACGATACAAATTTGTTATCAAGCCTGACGAAGAGAACTATGAAACAATATATTGTAACATATTCTTTCAGGACCCTAATAGTAACAGTGTTTACTTTTTACTTGAAGGTGAGAACGCAAGAAAGGTTGAGGCTGGCGACAGGCTTATTGTAAAGGCGGACTCAGAAGGACCAACAACAAGCTGCGTTTATGCTACTATACTTGAGAAGTCTGCACAGGCGGCAGGATTTATTGAGATTCCAAGAGAGGATGACCCTACTGAGTTTATTCCTGTACCTGCTGGCGTATATGCTAAGATTAATCCGAACAGCTTCAATGTTGTTCAGGAAGAAAATGCAATTGTTGCTCCCGGTATAATAACGGTAAAGGAGAAGAATGGAGGAGATTATCCTATATTGTTCTATCCAATGAACATAGAGGGTACTGAAGCTGGTAATCCTTCTACTTGGACACACCTAGACTATAGCGTTCCTTCAGGAAGTAGGATTGTTATGTCTATAAAGCAGTTTAGAGCTGGTGCTGAAAGTGATTGTGAAGAAAGAAGAAATACTTTTGAGAAGACATTTATCTCTGCGAACACCTACGATAATATGTATGAGTGGTTTGTTGGAGAGGATATTGAGCAATACTTAAATGATAGTATCAAAGTTGTTGAGGGTAATGCTTGTGAGATTAACAATGTATTTCAAGGATACACAGATGTTACCCCTGCAACTATTTCTACAGCTGTTTGCACCAACTATTATAAGTTCTACAGAAATACTACCACAAACGAATTGTTTTTAATGGTTACTGGAACTGAGTCCTGCAGAGGATTTGGTCTTAAACCACGCAATAGAGACTCAAATGTTCAGGTTAACATCACTGTATTCCGAGCAGATAACAGCATCATATTTGAAACTGAGCCTTCAGAGGCTCTGCCTGACGTGTTCTTTGAGAACGATATGTCGTTTCCTATCATAAATGGAAACCATCAGGGTAATATTCAAAACCAAAACATTGGCACTGGCACCCCAGCTATCATTGACACCAAGTTCTTTAACTGCTTTTCATTTGGTAATGGAGCAGAGAGCTACAAGA